CATAGCGATTCAAACAGGTGCTGGGGCAGGCCTTTTTCCATGTCGTCTGCCAGTTCTGCCTCTTTCTCTTCACGGGCTATCTGCTGGTAGTGACGCGCCCAGCTCTGAGCCTCAAGACGATCCTGAATGTAATAAGCGTTCATGGCCGAACTCCTGAAATAGCTGTGAAAATATCGCCCGCGAAATGCCGGGCTGATTAGGAAAACAGGAAAGGGGGTTAGTGAATGCTTTTGCTTGATCTCAGTTTCAGTATTAATATCCATTTTTTATAAGCGTCGACGGCCTCACGAAACATCTTTTCATCGCCAATAAAAGTGGCGATAGTGAATTTAGTCTGGATAGCCATAATTGTTTGATCCATTTTTTGGGACTCCTGGCTGATTAAGTATGTCGATAAGGCGTTTCCATCCGTCACGTAATTTACGGGTGATTCGTTCAAGTAAAGATTCGGAAGGGCAGCCAGCAACAGGCCACCCTGCAATGGCATATTGCATGGTGTGCTCCTTATTTATACATAACGAAAAACGCCTCGAGTGAAGCGTAATTGGTATGCGGTAACGCCGCGCTCAGGCGGCCTTGATAGTCATATCATCTGAATCAAATATTCCTGATGTATCGATATCGGTAATTCTTATTCCTTCACTACCATCCATTGGAGGCCATCCTTCCTGACCATTTCCATCATTCCAGTCGAACTCACACACAACACCATATGCATTTAAGTCGCTTGAAATTGCTATAAGCAGAGCATGTTGCGCCAGCATGATTAATACAGCATTTAATACAGAGCCGTGTTTATTGAGTCGGTATTCAGAGTCTGACCAGAAATTATTAATCTGGTGAAGTTTTTCCTCTGTCATTACGTCATGGTCGATTTCAATTTCTATTGATGCTTTCCAGTCGTAATCAATGATGTATTTTTTGATGTTTGACATCTGTTCATATCCTCACAGATAAAAAATCGCCCTCATCTTGGAGGGCAAAGAAGATTTCCAATAATCAGAACAAGTCGGCTCCTGTTTAGTTACGAGCGACATTGCTCCGTGTATTCACTCGTTGGAATGAATACACAGCGCTGTGTTTATTCTGTTGTTTGCGTGAAAATGAAATCCGCCTGAGCGGGTTATGACCACTTTTTGTTTGGGTTTCGTTGGTGAGCGTGGTTTACAGGATTATTTGATATACCCCATAACTCTGACTCGCTTATCTCTACACGAGAGAAAGACCTGCTTTCTTTCAGTTCTTTTATAAACCTAGAACCTAAGATGACATCTATTGTACCAGAAAGTTCTTGTAAAAGATCTATGTTTTTTCTGAGGAAGAAAATATCTTCTTTATATTTAATTTTTACATAGAATTTATTCTGTATTTTTAATATATCAAAGCATGGCAGATATCTATATCCCTCATATTTTCGCCACTGCTTAACAATTATAACATCTTTTTCATTTACTGCATTAATCAGCCCAAGACCAAGTACAGGTATGAATATTCTATTGTCTGCCGAAAGCGTACAATTATCACCACCAGGCAAATATGTATAAATCATGTCGGAATTTTTATACGCATCAACGAATGCACGTAAGAAGCGTACATATTTTTGCCATCCGTTTATACCGAATTTACCATATAAGTATTCTTTATTTGTTAGAAGAAAACTATTTGTATCAGGATCCTTATCTACAGACCTGTCGATAAGATCTCCAACTACGTTTACAAAGTCAAAGACAGAGTTTAATAAGAACAATTGTCTTTCAGTAGGGCGAATTTCAATTATGTAGCCAGGATGAAGACGATATTGCATCTGCTTACGAAGTATACCGAACGCTTGGGTCCGAGCATCTGAAAGCAACTTCTTGTCGCCATCGCCGTGAGCATTGTTTCTAATAAAACTGATATAATTTGCTAATTTTTCAGCCTCTTTTTTGTGTTTTTTTCGCTCTGATGCTGAGTCTATTGGTTTTGGTATGGACTTGTAATCAATCTTCTTCATTACGTACCTCATGCCAATGGAATGGATTCCCCTTTAACCTTTTGTCTTCCTTGACAAGTTATACCGAACTCACCTGGCTTGCTATACCAAACTCGATGATTCTTGCGCTCAATACGTTGCAGGTTGCTTTCAATCTGTTCGTGGTATTCAGCCAGCACCGTAAGGTCTATCGGATTCAGTGCGCTTTCTACTCGTGATTTCGGTTTGCGATTCAGCGAGAGAATAGGGCGGTTAACTGGTTTAGCGCTTACCCCAACCAACAGGGGATTTGCTGCTTTCCATTGAGCCTGTTTCTCTGCGCGACGTTCGCGGCGGCGTGTTTGTGCATCCATCTGGATTCTCCTGTCAGTTAGCTTTGAGTAACGCGCCGTGATGCTTATCTCCACGGTTGCTGTCTTGCAGCTGCATTTCGCGCTACTCAAAGCTTTCTGCTTTGAATGCTGCCCTTCTTCAGGGCTTAATTTTTAAGAGCCTCACCTTCATGGTGGTCAGTGCGTCCTGCTGATGTGCTTAGTATCACCGCCAGTGGTATTTATGTCAACACCGCCAGAGATAATTTATCACCGCAGATGGTTATCTGTATGTTTTTTATATAGATTTATTTTTTTGCAGGGGTGTGTGGCTTGGGAGGTGATCGAGAGATCTGAATTGCGATGTTTAGTGAGTTGTATCTATTAATTTTCAAATAAATACAATTGGTTATGTGTTTTGGGGCGAACGTGAGGCAAAGAAAACCCGGCGCGGTGGCCGGGTTTTAGCTAATGATTTGGAATCCTATATCCTCAAGCGTTGCGTCACCTCTGCATAACGCATGAAAGTGACGAGCTTTCAGTCCAGCTTGCTTAGCCATGGATTTTATTAAATCTCTGGAGAATGGGGCGTGATGCTTATCAACTGTAACCACCCATTTTCCTTTACTGTTCTTGAGAACCCACTGTTCGTGAGAGGTTCCTGTTTTAGGTTTCATTTCAAACCCCATTTTCTTAAGTCCCCTGATTACCTCGTCGTATTTCAAAGGAGTAAGCTTTTTCAAGAACATGTAATGTAACCCTAAGCATGAGCATCACAAGGCTCAGCAAAGAGTTTTGCTTCACCTCGTTTTCTGACAAAAACCTGAAATGCAATTACCCAATACTTAAGCCACATAGATAAAGGTGCTTTCCGACTTAGTAGTTGTTTTGCATATTCCGGCTCTGATAGCGCTTCAGTGAAAAAATCTTTAATCTGCTCATCCAGTTTGTTTACAGCTTCTTTCATAGTATCTGCTTGCGCTGCCAATGACAGGTCTAAACATGCAGCTACGTAAACGCCGTTCTGCTGGTAGGCCATGCAACGTAAGGTTTTCATTTTATCTCTCCTCAGAAGCTCTCATGTAGGAGCTTAAGTGAAGTTTACCCTATAGGTAATTTTAGACAACCCCAAAATACCTATATTTTGTAAATGTCAATACATTAGCAGCGAATACCTTCCAACTTATCCACAAGCCAGAGATTGATAGCTTAAAAAACAAACAGAGAAATTACCCAAACGTCTCTTCTGGCCACTGGCTGGCGATAACTTTCCCCACAACGGAACAACTCTCATTGCATGGGATCATTGGATATTGCGGGTTTAGTGGCTGTAGAAACACCTGACCGCTATCCCTGATCAGTTTCTTGAAGGTAAACTCATCACCACCAAGTCTGGCTATGCAGAAATCACCTGGCTCAACAGCCTGCTCAGGGTCAACCAGAATTAACATCCCGTCAGGAAAACTAGGTTTGGAACCTGTTGGGGCGGTCATCGAGTTACCTTCAACCTCAAGCCAGAATGCAGAATCACTGGCTTTTTTGGTTGTGCTTACCCATCTCTCCGCATCAACTTTGGTAAAGGTTCTAAGCTCAGGCGAGAACATCCCGGCCTGAACATGAGAAAAAACAGGGTACTCATACTCACTTCTAAGTGACGGCTGCATACTAACCGCTTCATACATCTCGTAGATTTCTCTGGCGATTGAAGGGCTAAATTCTTCAACGCTAACGTTGAGAATTTTTGCAAGCAATGCGGCGTTATAAGCATTTAATGCATTGATGCCATTAAATAAAGCACCAACGCCTGACTGCCCCATCCCCATCTTGTCTGCGACAGATTCCTGGGATAAGCCAAGTTCATTTTTCTTTTTTTCATAAATAGCTTTAAGGCGACGTGCGTCCTCAAGCTGCTCTTGTGTTAATGGTTTCTTTTTTGCGCTCATACGTTAAATCTATCACCGCGAGGGATAAATATCTAACACCGTGCGTGTTGACTATTTTACCTCTAGCGGTGATAATAGTTGCATGTACTAAGGAGGTTGTATGGAACAACGCATAACCCTGAAAGATTATGCAATGCGCTTTGGGCAAACCAAGACAGCTAAAGATCTCGGCGTATATCAAAGCGCGATCAACAAGGCCATTCATGCAGGCCGAAAGATTTTTTTAACTATAAACGCTGATGGAAGCGTTTATGCGGAAGAGGTAAAGCCCTTCCCGAGTAACAAAAAAACAACAGCATAAATAACCCCGCTCTTACACATCCCAGCCCTGAAAAAGGGCATCAAAATAAACCACACCTATGGTGTATGCATTTATTTGCATACATTCAATCAATTGTTATCTAAGGAAATACTTACATATGGTTCGTGCAAACAAACGCAACGAGGCTCTACGAATCGAGAGTGCGTTGCTTAACAAAATCGCAATGCTTGGAACTGAGAAGACAGCGGAAGCTGTGGGAGTTGATAAGTCGCAGATCAGCAGGTGGAAGAGGGATTGGATTCCAAAGTTCTCAATGCTGCTTGCTGTTCTTGAATGGGGTGTCGTCGACGACGACATGGCTCGATTGGCACGACAAGTTGCTTCGATTCTCACCAATAAAAAACGCCCGGCGGCAACCGAGCGTTCTGAACAAATCCAGATGGAATTCTGAGGTTATTACTGGAACTATCAACAGGAGTCATTATGACAAATACAGCAAAAATACTCAACTTCGGCAGAGGTAACTTTGCCGGACAGGAGCGTAATGTGGCAGATCTCGATGATGGTTACGCCAGACTATCAAATATGCTGCTTGAGGCTTATTCAGGCG